AAAGGATAAGCCAGCATACCAGACAAAGCGAACCAAGTCATGCGCCTCTGTGCGTCTCTCTTAGCGTCTGCATCTTCCATCTTACGCCGACGATCCTCGAGCATTATTTCGCGCTCGTCTGGGTCTATCTTTCCGTTTCCGTTTAGATCGTATTCGTTCATTGTAGAACTCCGCTATTCGTTTGTTTGATGTGATGATAACAATCTTACCATCAGCATCATACACCGTGTACTTTACCACTTTTCCAAGTAAACGCCTAGATAATATACACAAACAACAACAGTGGTGATTGCCAAAACAATACCAGTTGCTACTTGTATTTGCTCAATTTGTTCTTCGCGCCGCAAGGCCGCAGCTTTTTTGGCGGCAGCGCGTTGCCTTCTGGCTTCTGCTTGCCATTGAACCCATCGATCCCACTGGCCAGCTTTACCATATAATCGGATGTAGCTTTCTAATTCCTTGCGCTGTTCGCGTATTTGTTCCAGCGCTTGGAACTCTTCCCAATCACCTTCTTCGCCGCCAGTGATTGCTGTAAGAGGGCTGTTCTTTTTCTTTTGAACAGCTTCCTTTATATCTTCTTCTGCGCTGAGAAACTTTCCGACAGCACCGATAAGCCCCGCACCCTCACGGCCCTGATTAATGGCGGTCTTGATGACTTCGTAAGCAGCAGATGCAGCAGCTATGCTTTCAAGGATAGGCATCAGCCTATCACATCTTACTCAGGATTGTGAACAGAAGCACAATAATAGAACCCGCAGCACCAAGCATCAGGCTTTCAATCCGTTTCACGCGACCAAACAAATCCTTAAACTGTATTTTGATTTCAGTCTTGATTGCCACGACTTCTTTTTCAAGAGCATCAATTCGCTCGTGTGCTGATGACACTGTTCTTTTGTCCATCATTCTGCCTCTTGAATGGTTAGTGTGCCAGCCTCAACTTGACGCATGATCTCTGCGTAGTGTCTGTTGGCTGGGTCTAGGGGGACCGTTACTGTCTCGCCATCAATAACAGCAGTTATACTATCATTTACATTTCTATATTGAATATACTGCGCTGATGTAATTTGCATGATTATAGCTCCGCATCTACTTTGTATATATAGTTATCAACAGCACACGTTTGACCAACTGTACCGCTTACACCAGTGCTAGAAGATATGTGAAGAAAATTAGATGTTGATACATTTGCTGCGGTGTTTGTTCCATTATCTTTTGTTGATCCAACAAACCTAAAAAAACCAACATCTGAATTAGTGCTGTCGTCAATTATTATTGTAGGCGTGGCTCTTTTCGTAACCATTAGAGTAACAGGAGCCTCTCTGTTTGATGAAGCATTAGGCACTACGCCAACCAACTGAAACGCCTTATTATCAAGAACCTCATAATACCTCTGGCACCTCGCCAGTTCATCCCCGTATGACCGATGCTCGAAAGGGGTGGCTGTGTCGCCAACTTCAAGTTGGACACCTGTGATTTGCCATGTGGCAGAAGAAGTTCCTACAAGCTGAACTGTACCAGATAGACCATACACACTGCTATCCCATCCAGTCGATCCGCTAACATATCCAGAGCCACACCCTAAGTCCCAATAGATACGAATACTATTAGTGTTATCTGTAGCCCAAGTCCCAGCAGTTTGGCCAGTAATCGTTACAGTTTTTCGTTCCCAAGTATTTGCAGCGTTTATAGTGTAACTAAAAACATATGCGCTTGTCTCAGATGAGTTTGTAAAGCTGCCACCAAAAGTGCCTGTCAGCGATGACTTGACATAGAATGAAAGAGTAACAGTTTTAGCTGCAGAAGTTCCAAAATTAAATTGGGCAGTGTCATAACCTTCAAGCCTAGAATTTAATATATAATAATCAGATGATCCAATGCTTGCATCATTGGTAGCAACTGTTACCTTTAGGCTTTTTGTGAAGTCGTCGGGGCCATCCGAGGCTTGGTCAACATTAAATACACCACCGCCAGAGCTATACACACGAAAACGATCTAATGTATAATCTCCGTTTCCAACACTTGTGAATGAGGTTCCGCGTTGAGAAATAACCATTGCACCATTCACAATAACATTCCTGTTCGACAAGGCACCATCGTCATAGACGTTACCTAAGTCTGCTAACTGTCGTGCCTTGCTCATTCCGTTATTCTCCCAACAGGGTAGCTAAATCTAACGCCTTCAGTTCGTCAGGCGTAGCTGCAGCAGCCAAACGTGCATCGTCTGTGATGTTACGCAGTGTTTCTTTCTGCGCTGCAATCTCAGCCGCACCTGTGCCAGCCTCTAGTGCTTTCATATAGGCAACGTCCAAGGCAGCTAGGCGTGGCGCACGTTCTGCCCGTAGGTTGTCCTTGTGGATCGCCAGAGCCGCTGTCATGTCGATCTCAACAGCATTGCCATTGAATGTCCATGCCCCACGGAATGTGCGGTCTGTTGGAACGGTAAGAGATGCTGCATCACGAACATCTCCGTTGATATTGATGTAGGTTGTCATTGTGCAATTCTCCATGCGTTACGATATGACCGATCACTTGGGATCATTTCTACAGGCACGATCTTCATGATAGTGCGGTTGCCTTTGTAATCCCGCCACACAGCAGGATCGATGTCTTTCATTACCAGATACTCAATCGCTTCTTCCTCAGTCATAGCACCGATAGGTTCTGCGTATGGGTGTTCCTTTGGCTGTCCGTCAGGCACCAAGCGATCACGCTGATAGGTGTCGATAGGTGGCAAGATGTCGCCAGCCAGTGCCGCAGCCATCCAGTTTGGATCAGGCACAAGTACCTTGGCAGGTTCGTCTGGCGCATTCGGGTCTTCAAACAAGACACGATACTTAGACTGCACAGGCTTCAAGCGTGACTTGGCTTCGAGTAGGCGTTCCCAGAGATGCGTCATGCTAGGTCTCCCATCATATTCATGCCAACAAACCGACTGTCTTGAGCAGTGCCAGATGCAGACTGCATGGTAACAAGTCTAAACGAACCAACTGCTGGAACAGTTTGATAGAATCCGCTAAAGTCACCTCCAGCACTACCTTCATCAACTGCGCAAGCCGCAATGGAGTATTCTCCTGCAGCTGCAAAATTGTTAGTGTACGAAACAGTTTGCTGACCTGTTGCGTTGTCAGTTAAACTAGAAACATTTAAACTTGCTCTTATAGCAACAGTCCCTGTTCCATTGTAGGAAACCCACACCTTAGCCGACCCATTGACGACATAGCCAGTGCCTACGGATGTTGTGCCATCGGAGATGTTTGATACGACTAGATTGCTCATGCTAGGTCTCCGTGGATTGAGGCGGAACAATAATCACAGTCCAAATCTACTGTTGAATTACTATTAACGCTAACCAGCTTTAGGCTAGTTGTGCTATATGTAATACCACGGCTGTCTCCTCCAAATCTAAATGACCCTTGAGAGAAAGCGGATGATGTTGTTACACCAGATGACCCAGAGTAATTTGAGTTAGCCATAGAATTAGAATAGCTAATAGTGAAAACACCAACCCCATTATCCGTAAGACTGGCAACATTGTTGCTATCCCTTATCGCAACAGTACCAGTCCCATTAAAATTAACCCAAGCCGCCGCAACCCCTGAGACTGCACGACTAGCTGTTTCGCCTGTGGCTTTGATGTTGGAGATTACTATGGTACTCATGCTAGGTCTCCGTGGATTGTAATACACAGATCAGAACCATCTTGAGTAGTGCCACTTTGGTTAGATGAAAGTAAGTGTATTTCTGATGTAGATGGCGCACCTCCTGCGCTGGCAGATGCACCAAGCATAAAAATATTATTGCCACCAGTGCGCCCATTCCCGCCGCCAGATGGAACTGAATACGTAGAAGTATTCATATTACTTGTAAATGTAACGGTCGTTAAACCTGTGCCTTCATCTGTTAAAGTTGAAACATTAAAACTTTCTCGAATACTCGTAGTTGTAACTGAGTTGTAATTAACCCACACCTTCGCAGCACTCTGCCCCGTAAGCGTAATCGGCCCAGTACCAGCCGCATCACTAATTGTATTTGCTCGTATATCAGACAATGCTCAAGTTCCCCCCAGTTGTGACGGTCAAGGTAACGCCAGAGGCAATGGTCAATGGGCCAGTTGCGCTTGCGTTCTCATCTGCGTCAATGGTTACGTTGGTGTTTAATGTTTGATTGTTTACACGGAAAATATCCCCGGGCGAATTGCCGACATCTCCGTTCTCACCCTTGAACAAGCCACCGCCTGCGGTAATGCCAGATACACCACCAGAGAAAGTAACTGGGCCAGAGAACGTGCCGCCAGCAGATGCAGATACTGTGTCAGCAACAGTGAACGACTTGAAGGCAACGATGTTCAACTCATCGCCTGTAGCAGCGCCAGTGGCCAGCACAATCGATGTGCCATCAGTTGCTGTGTAGTCAGTGCCATCTTCAAGCACGATACCGTTCAGCGTCACAATCAAGTTTGACTGGGTGTAAGACAGCGTAGCTGTGTTATCATCAGCGCCAGAGAATGTGGTCTGACCGCTTGTTGCTGTGTAGTTGTAGTTCAGCAAAGAAGCGCCGCCAGCCGACGATGCAGCAATCCAGTTTGCCCCATCATACACACGCATTTCGTTTTCAGAGCTGTTAAAGTAAAGCGCTCCAGAAACAAGTGCATTACCATCGTTATCTAGTGTTGGGTCAGATGATTTAGACCCAAGATAGCGGTCATCAAAACTGTCGTATGCAGAAGCCGCAGATGCAGCCGATGCCGCCGCCGCAGTCTGAGAGGCAGCAGCAGCCGATGCGCTTGTCGCTGCATTTGTTTCCGATGTTGCAGCATTTGATGCGCTGGTTGCCGCATTGGTTTCTGACGTTGCTGCGTTCGATGCAGATGTTGCTGCATTTGTTTCGCTAGTTGATGCCGCAGAAGCGCTAGAAGCTGCATTAGATGCGCTTGTTGATGCGCTCGATGCAGATGCAGCCGCAGCCGTTTCCGATGCTCCAGCCGCAGTCTCAGAAGCTGCCGCATTTGTTTCACTTGTAGCTGCCGCCGCTGCGCTTGCCGCCGCTGCTGCAGCGTTTGTATCAGCAGCCAACACTTCAGCCATATTTGTAGCGACACTGTTTACATCAGCAATGTTTGTTGCGACCGTTGTTACGTTTGCATCAATAGCTGCAACCGTTGAAACATCAGAATCAATAGCAGCAACCGTTGCAATGTTAGATACATTGCTTGCAGCAGTTGTGATAGCATTAGTTGCTACCGTTCCATCTTGAATGTCTGCCAACAACTCAATATCAGCAGAAGCGTTTGCTAAAGTTTGAGTGTCGGAGATAGAGGGTCCAACACCAACATCACCTGTTGTTAAATCAAATGCTAAGGTCTTTCCTTTGCGAGTATCAACATCAGGAAGTGTTAGCTCTGCATCAAGGTCATAGTCAGTCAGCTTTAGAGATCGATCAATCTTGTCTTGAAGGTCAGCAGCAATAGCAGTCAGCGTATCTAGCTGAGTATTCAAAGCGGCGCGGTTAATATCAATACCAGCAGTAAAGTCCGTTGTACGCTCAATAGTAATATCACGAGTAATAACAACCGTTGATCCACCAGATGCGCCAGTCACACTCATGGTGATTGTGCCAGTAGACCCATCGCCACCAGACACAGTATAATCAGTCGTAATGGTTTTTAGCGTTCCATCAACATAAACGTTTAAGTCAGTGTTGTCGAAAAACTCAAATGGAACCGCAAAGGATGTTTGCGTTACGCTCTCAGCAACGGTGTATGCTATGCGTGGGTCGTTGTTGGAAATATCAATGGTCATGTATCACCTCGTTTGTCCTGTTGTGTCACGGCAGGGCAAAGAAGATCAACGCACAAAAAGACTAGCACAAATTACTGGTTAGGGATTGCAGCTTTTAGCGTATCTTTGATTGTTCCTTGGAATGCCAATGCGCCAATGAATGGGATGCTGTTGATTATTCCCTTTGCTCCATCTGTAAAGTCACCATTAACCAACTCAGTTATAGACTTAACGACGTTGTATGAGTAATCGGCGGGTGCGCCAAAGACAGACACGCCAGCGCCAATAGGATCAACATCAGCCTGAAACTTAGGTTGGATTGGAAAGCCTTCGACATT